GCTTGCCTGTCATCTGGGCATGGGCCGCCCTCTTATCAAACGTATCATCACCCGTTTTCTTCATTGCTTCCAAGCCTTTATTCAAAGCATCTCTAACCCTTTGTGCTTCTGAAGAACCTTCTTCATATACACTTTCGTTTGCTCTCATTAGTGCCTTTTTAACACTAGGATGATCAGCAAGCCCCGGAGCAATTTTATTAATTATTTCATAAGCGCCTGAATAGTTTCCACCTCTAAATCTAGGATCATTTAGTACACCAAATGCCATTTTAATTTGTTTATCAGTGAATTCCATATTGTCATGATCGTGCTTTTCAGAAAGTTTTTCAATAAAGCCTTTTGCTACTGATGCCGCTCTGTCACCAAATTTCTTTTCTACCATAGTTAGTACGCCTGTTTCGCCTTTTGGAAACTTGCCTGTTTCTTTATCGTAAAAACTGTAAATGAATTTTGCTAGTTCTTTTGAATCTGCTTTTTCGTTAGTAGGTTCTGACGATTCTTCAGTTTCTTCCATGTCACCAAAGTCAAGTTTTGACATAACTTCAGGTGCGTTTGCTTCAACCCATTGTTTAATTAAAGGTCTAATACAACCATCGGAATCTTCTTTTGCTATTTCTTTAATACGTTGTTCAAGCCTTGGATCATCAATGATGCCTTCTAAACTTGAGATAGCATTTGATCCGTCAACACCTGAAGGAAAATGCTTGTCAAGTAATTTGTTTAAATCTGTTATTGCTTGATTTTGTTCTTCACTGTCTGAACTTGTAATAGCACTTTCTTCTCCAAGTTCATTAACCCATGATTCAAATTTGTTAAAGTAGTTTGATAATGTTTCCTTTTCGTTATCGACTACGTCGCTTTCCTGATCAACTTCATCCTCTTTCATCAATCGATGAATAATAGGAAATACATCTTTCATTTCTTCGTTGAATTTTTTAATTGTAAATTTTGACGTTAGGTCGTCTACAACGTCTTGTGGAACGTCACTGTATTCAGTTGGAGAAAATTGTTCTTTAAATTGATTGTAATAATTTCTGCTACTTATTTTTTTAATCTCTGTTTTTAAATTCTCAAGAGCATTTTTGCCTCTTTCAACAATTGAATTTGTATCGTCATTTAAAAGATCATTTCTATTTACATAGTTACTAAAAGATTTTAGTTGAGCAATTTGTTCACTAAGACCTACAATATATTTTCCAATATCGTCGTATGGAAGACCGCCTTCTTGAACGTGTCTTTGCATTGCTCTTGCGCCTGATAGGTGAATGAAAGGATATTTAAATCTCTCACCTGCTGAATTTTCAATAAAAAGTGCTATAATATTTCTTGCTCTAGCACCTGGACTTGTTTCGTCAACTGCCTTATTATGTTTTATAATAAGTTTTGTATTTTCTAATTTCTGGAAACTAGTTTTTGCTGTTCCATACATCCCTTCGCTCATTACTGATTCCCCTACTTGTGAATTTTTTGAATATTGGCTAAGGAAAGCATAATCTCTTTTGTCTAGATTATCCTTTGAAATGTCTCTAGTATCAAAGTTCATTAATCTACGTTTAGCAAATGCTCGCATACTCTTTAAAAATGTATACCAGCCGTCTTTTTGTACTGGATCCATGCTTTCTGTAATTCCAGTACTGTAATATACCTTCATTGAAGATGGTTCAGCAAGACTAATACTTACATGTCCGAGTGGATTTTCACCCTCCATGTAGTCAAAGTCAAAAAATACTGCCTCTTCAGGATTGATGGTAACTTCGCCTGTTTCCTTGCCTAGTTTTAGACCAGAAAATCGACTTCTTACCTTGTAAAATAGGTCTGTGCTTATACTTCTAAGATTATCTTCCATGTTAATATTTATCAAAATATGTTGCCGCTGACGAATATTGGCATTGGCATTTGATCCTCTGTTAGTTTTTCTGTCATTTTTTCGTAGATTTTAGGATCCCAGTCACTTAGTACATCGGCCATTCTAATACATAATAAGGTAGCACTGACAAGATCGTCGTGTTCACCAGTCTTTGCGTTAAAACCAGTACCACTAGCAACAAAGGTTTTTAGTTCTGAAATTAAAGGTTTACTGTGTATTGTCATTTTATATTTTTCCAGCAAATTTTTCAGTTTTGAACAGGCTGTAATTTTTGTACGATGTGTAGTATTAAATCCTTTGCGGAATCTACGAATGTGTCCTTTTCTAATAGGCTCACTTAGGAATAACCCTGGGAAGTTTTCTTCTCCAATATCACCAATAACAACAAGTGCGGCTTCACCTAGTGAGTTGTTTTCAACACTGTAGTAAATTGTTGGAGTACCACCTTTTTCAGCACCCTGTTCCATGATATATTTTAGTATTTCACGCATAATTCTAATTTGTTGTTGTACAGGTGTAGTATTGTGTCGCCACTCGCCGACCTGTATCATACTAGGCATTTCAAAAATTTGGATAGCCGCATAGTCGCCACCGGTACCTAACGAAGGATCAAGTGCTATTAGGTATGTACACCTTGGATCTATGTTTTTATACCAACGAGTTTGGCCAGTTGTTAGGATAGGGTCCTTGCCTTCGAGTTCTGTGAGCTTAACTGCGTTAATTAGTGTTTCATCAAAAATCAAGAATTCGCATTCAAACTCACGTCTAAAACGTTCTTCACCGATTTTTGCCTTTTCAACCCTTGCCCATTCGTCATCCCTATCAGGATGTTCACTCCAGTGAGCAAAATATGAACCAAAACCGTTAACACCAACTTTTTGTTCATTGCCATTTTCGTCAAATTTCTTGTTTGCTTCAGTCCAAATCATAGCAAACTGGTCTTCGTCACTGTTTGGTGTTGAAGTAATAATACATTTACCACCTGTTGCTAGTGTGGGTGATAACGCAGTCCAAAATTCCTTGGCTTTTTCTGGTGGTTGTACGAAAGCAAACTCATCACAGTAAATTAATGAAAGAGATTTACCACGTCCAGTGTTTTCTGTTGTGGTTGTTGCCTGTATTCTTGCTCCGTTATCGTATTCGATGGTATTTCTATTATAACTGTATACACCAGCACGTACAAAGTCGGGCAAATTTTCATATCCAAACCGATATCGATCCATGATATCCTTTGCGCCTTCATATTTGTGTGCGGCAATAAGAACTTGACAATCAGGAACAAACATCGTGTACCATAATAGGTAGGCAACAGCACAGGTTGTCTTTCCCATCTGTCTTGGAAGCATAGCAATACACTGTTTGTTTTCAGTATAAGCGTCTAACAGTCTTTCTTGATAATCATATGGGTTAAAAGGAATTGAACCTTTTACAGGATGTTGAATCTGTATGAAGTTTCTTGCGAAGTAGAGTGGTCCTGTAACAGGATCCATACACTTTTCTAAGTGTTCAACTTCTTCTAGTGTGTATTTTTGCTTTTTGTGTGCCTTTTTAATTAAGACACCGTCTAAACTCTTTGCCATATCAATATTTAACCAATAACATCGTCGTAATATCCTGTATTGAATCTAGCATCAAACAGTTTACGGCGATCTTGTTGTATTAGTATAGGTATCAGGGAAGCAAAAGGACCATTTGTTGGCTCGCTCCATAGCCATTCGTACTGTAAACTAGTATCTAGGCGTTTACAGAGTTTTTTTAAGCGTCTGCGATTTGTGTTTTTAACTATATAGATGATTGCTTGGTTGTTACCTAAGTGTTCCCACTCGCCATCCCAAGATCTAATTTTGATTTCACCCTTTTGATAGGCTGTGTAACTCCAAGGGCAAACTTTTTTGATTTTGCTAAAGTAAGCTAACCAATCAACCTTTTCCGCGACCACGGCCTTTACCTTTACCGCGCCCCTCAGTTGTTGTTTGATCTTCCATCTTCTTTTTCTTACCACGTCCGCGACCTTCAGTTGTTTGAACGTCTTCTTTTTTAGCTTCGCTTAGTGCTTTCCAAAGTGCTTCTTTAATTTGTCCACGTAAATCTTTTCCTTCTAAAGCTCTAGGATTGTCTCCGCCTGCTGTTGCTGGATAAGAACCTTTACGTTTGTGTAAATCGTCTCCGCCTGATGTTACAGCATCAATATCATCGTATTCTGGATCTGGTTCATTGTCCCAGGCTTCGTCTTTTTCTTTGTCCATTTCCTCTTCGTCACTGCTAGGACCAAAAGTTTTATGGGTTAACTTATCTAAGTCTGTATGAAAATCATCTTCTTGATCTTTACTTGCGCCTTCTTCATCATTGTCAACACCATCTTTTTCAATTGGGAGTTTAATCATAGGTGGCATTGCCATTTTTGGCTCTGAAGGCTCATCTTTAGGCATCATGTCTGGATTTACTTTTTGGAATAATTTCATAATTCCTTCAATATTGTCCATGCCCTGTGCGTTCATGCTAACATTCATTGTTGGCTCTGGCGCTTCTGGTTTTTCCATTGTTGGCATAGGAGCATCCATATGCGGATCGCCACATGCCTCATCTGTTTTAGTATCAAGTTCTCTAATTTTTTGATACAAATCTCTAAAATTCATAATTAACTCCCCATTGCGCTTTTAGCGCCTGCTTTATCTTGTTTTTTAGGTTTTTCCATTTTGTATTCTGTTTCTTTTACTCTTTCTTTAGATACTTTTTGTAAATCTTTTAAGAAAGAAGTATTAAAATCATCACCAAAATAGTCTTTTGCTTTTACTTTGTCACTATCTTTGTAAGTAGGATCATTTAGTACAGATTTACCTGAAGGCTCATCCATTGCTGAAACTTCTTGTGCTTCGTATGGGTCGTTAACATTACGAACTCTGAAGTTTGAATATTCCATTCCAGTATTATTCTTAATTGCTACTGAAATTTCCTGAGGTGTTACAGGATATTCACATGTGTTTTCAAATACTGTAACTTCCATATTTTCTAAATCCGGAAAATCTTTTACTTGTTTTTGAATAGGTGTATTACCTACTTTTTTAACACCTTGACATCCGTATCTGTGAAGCGAAGCATGTACTTTGTCTTCAAATCCTTCTGGAATGTCACCCGCGACCTTAATCCTAAAACTATAGGTCTTCTTTGACTCTGTTAGATATTCTTGTAACGACTTCATACTCATATTTATTCCTCTCCGCGCAATTTCTTCAATAATTCGTTGCGATCTGTTAATACAAAACCCTGTCCGTTCATGATATCTTCGGCATCTGGGTTACGATCTGAGTCGATTTTCAATTTTTTGAGTTTTAAATCGACTGCTTTTAATTTTTTATCAATTTTAGTGGCTTTTGCATCAATAGCATTCTTTAACATGCTTCCTGCTACTTCAAATATACGTCCACTATACCTTACTTCAACATTCATGCCTAAATCCATAAGTTCATCATAGGCATTTTCTGCTTTTTGGGCTAAATTATCAAGCTCACTATCGTTTAGGCTATCTAATTCGTCTATTTTTGGTAAACTACCAGCAATAGTGTTAACCTCTGTGTAACTTCTTTCCAATGATCTTACTTCGTCCTTAGTAACAGCAGGTTCTTCGGTAGGAATTACCTCAGTTTTTGCTTTCTCATCTTCCAAATTAAATAGTTCTTCTAGTTTCTTGGTCATATTGTACTTATCTTCGTTTGTTGCCTTGGTGAAAAATATCATCTTCGTTTATAATACGAAATTTTAGCTGATTTTGCTTACACCACGCATTGGCGGCTTCCCATTTTGCCATATTTTTTACATACTGCTCTTGATTATACCTACTTTTACCTACACGTTCACTAAACTGTTGATTACTTGGTTTTACTTCTACAACCTCAGCATTTTTTCTACCATTTTTATCTTTATAAACAATAAAAAAGTCTGGAACATATATTGTATACTTACCTGTTAAAGGATCTTGATAAGGAATTTGTATACTTTCACTTGCCCAATGTTCAACGCCTGCGTGTTCGTCTAACATTCTCATAAAAACAAATTCCCAACTACTTCTAGCCAATGGAGATTTTTTCCCAATGTATTTTTTTGGGTTCTTCATTGTAAACTTTCCTTGAGCAAACTTAGGCAAGGATAATTCTCTCTTGTTCTGCCGATCTAACTTTTTGAATTCTAAATCCTAACAATGATGTTGGGTATCTATTTTCATTCAAAATATTACCGACTAATGAAGATAGTTGTAGCGACTCTAACCCTTCTAATGAATCTAGTAATTCGTAAACTGGAACGTTATCGATTTTAGCTTGTTTTAAAAGAATTACTCCTGTAACAACAGCGGCTTGCTCTCCAAACCCTTTGCCTTTTAAAAATCCAATAGTAGCATCAACGTCTTCTGCTCTAAACTCTAAACCTTTTTCACCGTATTGGTTAAAATATTTTAATGATTTAGTAGCACTATCACTTGATTGTACTTCTTGTGGTAAATTAGAATATGTTGTTTCCATTATTAATTAGTTCCTTGGCCTTTAACACCTGATACTGTTCCAAATCTACCAAAACTTACACCCGGAATTCCGCTTGTAATATTTGTTGTTCTGTTAGGAGTTAGTGCCAGGTTCAGTGCTTCTTGTGTTAGTGTTCCTGAATCGATATTAGATAATTGTTTAGCGAAATTAATAGCACCAAGTGCAGCTTGGAGTGCTCCTATAGTCCCGGGTGTCTTATCTTGAAAGTTTTCTTTACCAAAAATTTGTTCAGCGCCTGATAGTGATCCTCCATCGCCGCTGGCTGCCAAGATACCACCTGGACCAAATAAACTTGCTGTACCTCCGCCTAAAATACTTAAAGGACTTGGTACTTTATCGTAATGTAAATCTCCAAATGCTATCGGTTGTTGATCGTTTGCTGTGTCGATTACTCCAGCACCGTAAAGTACAGATTCAAAACCAAGATTCATTGTTGCTTGAACAGTTCCGCCACTTTCAGCATAACTTACATCACCATGATCCCATGTTCTAATATGAGGATTTACTAATTTATAACTATTAAATCTTCTTTTTGACATTGTATAAATTGTAATACTTTTAAAGAACGGATGCTTAACGCGATCAGAATCTAAACCGTATCTAAAGTCACCTTCGTCAGTTAGAATGCCATTGTTATACGGTCCAGTTCCTCCACCAGAAAACGTAGGATCTCCTTCGCCGGCATTGCCGCCGCCGGGTTCTATTTCCCAAGCTCCCATTGTCTTTTCTCTTTCTGGTGAGTAATAAGAAAGGTACATTGCCCATAGAGCATTAGTAATACCTGTATTATCATCATGAAATGTTATTTGAAGAGGATCATAATTAATATTTTTATATACAATCTTTTTTCTATTGTATTGATTTTTTACATCAGTATCAAATGTAAATCTTGGTAGTGTTGATGATTTCACAAGCATACCGATAGTATTAGAATGATTATTTCTAAAACTTGGATTAATTGCTTTATCATTTATTTCAAAAAATACATGAAAAAGAAATTTAGTTCTAGGAGCTCTAGCGAATGCATCATCAACAAACATTCGTGACGCATGTCTAGGATCACCTAAATTACCTTTCGGATTTAGTAATCCTGAGCCTGCGCCTGATAAGAATCTTGTAAATTTGTTTGCCATACTAGTATTTAGCCACAAAAAAAGCCCGGGGTTTTAAGCCGAGCTTTAATTGTTTCAACAAACTATCGTTATCTAACTTATATTATTGTGCTCCACCGCCTGTGGTTAGAACTCCAAGTGTTCTAGCACCAATGTTTCTACCAATACCATCAACGCCGCCACCTCTGTATTGGATAGCATTGTCGTATCTTAGTGTCATAGAAATCATTGCTGGTTCATTTGATGTATAGTTCAAATCACCGTAGTCAATGTTTTGTACAAACGTACCATATAGTTCAAAAGTTTCTAATACGTTTGGTGTTTGTGTTCCATTACCACCATCTAATACTTCGATTAGTGTAGTAAATTTATAGTCTTGACCTGATGCAGCTGAAGCCTGCTCAAAGAAATCAAATTGTTTCTGGATTTGCTCACCGCATAATCTTTGAATAGAAGCACTTGCGTCATCACGAACATTAAGTGTAATCTGTTCCCAGTTATGTCTACCTGCTAGATAGATACGTGAGTTGTAAACAGGAATTTCCATCTCTTCAAAGTTAATCTTTGGACGAGTTACATCCTGTACTTGTTTTGTTAATTCTGTTGGTACTGTACCGTTAGCACCAAAACCTTGTAGTACCACCCTAAAGCGATACTTTAGCTTTGGCATCAACAAGCCTTGGTTGCTTGATGATGTATCAGTTGCTAAAGGAACTGTAAGTTTTGATAGTGTTGAAATAGCCATTTAATTTGCTCCGTTTATATAATATTATTTAGCATAATGAGTGGGGGAATAAATCCCCCTCTCAAATTAGGCTGATGCTTGCCCTTGGATTTCTCCTGTATTTTTAAGTCTTAGTGGAATATAAATGAACTCAATTGATTTAACTGGTTCAATAGCAATATCCACATAAAGCTCGTTACGATCAATACGTGCCGCAGTGTTGTTTGATTCATCACATACAACAGCAAAGTCATAAAGTGCTCTTAGACCAACAAGCTCAAGTAGTAAACTTTCAACTGCTTGTTTAATTTCGTCTCTAGTGATCTTATCATTAGGTTCAAAAACAAACGGTTTAGCAAGTCTGTTAAGTTGTGTTCTTAAGTAAATTACTAAACGTGCTACGTTGATTCTGTCAAGTGCTGAATCACCGGATGCTCTTGTTCTTTGACCATAGTTAACAAGTCCTACTCCGTTAAAGAACGTAATTGGGTTTACTTTGATATCATACAGTGTATTTCTTTGTGCGTCTGTTAAAGCAACGCTTTGGAAATCACCTGTTGTTCTATCAACATAACCAACTGAAGTAGCATTTGAAATACCACCACGTCTAATACCTGCTGGAGCAAACCATGGATAACTTACTTGATCACTTAATGCTATAGTTTTTAGCATCATATGTGAACTTGGAACTACAATAGTATTTCCTGTGTTATCTGTTGTGAGTCCACTTGGATAAAATACGCCTGTGTATTCATCAAATGTTACAAGTCCTTCGTCGCCGTTATCTGTAGCACCGTTTTGGTTTTGACCCCATGTTACCAAGCTCTGTGTATCTGCTTGTAATCTGAACGGAGAATCAGCAACAATAAATGATGTTGTTCCTCTGTCAGTGTTTAGGTCAACCAAGTTCTGTGTTACTTCTGGGTATCCAGGACATGATATTAAGTTAAACTGACGTACTTCATCTTCTCTAATTTGAGAGTTAGTTGAAATAGTTGCTTTTAGTTTTTCAATAACACTTTGTCTTTGTGCTTTTCTACCAAAAGCCTCACCTGAGTCAGTAACCCATCTGTCAGTTGCGTAACTTGCCATTGACTGATTGTTCAATCTAACGTTGTCTTGTGATTGATCAATGTAATTTTCTCTGTAAACTTTGATATTAAATCCTGATCTACGTGTATTGAAAAGGATAATACCTGCTGGATACAGTGCTGGATCTGGAGCATCTGGATCAATGTAGTTTGAAGTTAACAAGTCTTTGATTAAACCTGCTTCTTCTTTAGTTCCATCTGTTCCCCATCTAGCGTCAGCAATAACAACACCATCTTCTGATGAAGCATCAGCTTTATCAACTAAACGCCATCTATTAGCAATAGGTGTGTTTGACAAGTCATTGTTGTATTTGTAAATTACTGGATAATTTTCCAAGTCGCTTGTGTCAATCCAGATATCACCAGTTTTAAGTGGTGTACCGTCGCTCTGTTCTACAGGGCGTGTTGGTGAAACCATAGGACCTGCTGGATCAGTTTGATCTGCTAAAGAAGCACTATAGAATGGTGAAGTAGGATCTTGGTAACCTACCCAAGTATTGCCATTGTGTACCATAATGTCAACTTCGTCAGTTAAACTTGAATACCAACGTTGTCCGTTGCTTGGATCATTTTGTGGAGCATCATTTGCCGCAATGTAACCATATGTTGTACCAGCTAGTGGTAACCAGTTACTTGCTACAAAATCATAGTCATCACCTTGTGGTGCCGCATAAAGATTTGTTGTACCAGTCGATGTTGAATAGTCATAAGCACTATAGCCCATTAAAGCCATTGCGCTGTCAACATCTTCAAATCTAATTTCGCCGCCTGCGTTGTGAGTAATAACAACTCTACCGCTTACAACTTCTGCTTCAACATGATTTAGTTGAGCATTATTAATAGCAGTAACAACAGTATTAGCATCACTTACAGCACCTGCCGCTGTAAATGTTACAGCAGTAGCACTGCTTAGTGCAGCTTGACCAGTGATTGATTCTTTGATGTTGATAGTATAACTACCAGCTCCAAAAGTGTTAGCATCAATAATACCACTTGTTATAGAAGTATTACCTGTTGCTTTTCTAGTAAAGATTTTAAAGCTACCTGTTTGAGGTGTATTATCGTATCCTGAATCTTCAGTATAGTTGTACTGTACAAACAATGTATCTTTTGGAATCGATTCTCCGCCAGTTGTTCTATCTAAATTAAAGATAGCAGTCTGTGGATTAATGTATAATGGTGCTAAAGACTCAACCCATGTTTCGGTTGCGCCGTCCCATAATTTAACTCTCCAACGAGCTCCTTGATTAGGCTCAGTTGTTTTTACCCAAATACTTCCTGAAGGTCTTGGTAACTGTGAACTTGATTTCCACTGTGGCACTGAAGTGTGTGGACTCATTTGAAGTTCTGGACCGTAATAGTTACCTGCCGCAACGCCGCCTGCTGTACCAAACAATGCGTTAATTGAAGCGGAACCATCAGCCAAAACAATTACGTTTGAGTCAGTACTATCACCTAAACCATCATCTACTGTATCTGTAATAAACAATGTAAACTTGCTGTTAACTTTTGCAGCTTTTACACCTTGAATGTTAAGATTGTTAACGATTGTTACAACATTATCAACTGTTGAGCCTGCTGGCAATGTAACAGTTGTGCCGTTAATTTCGAAAGTTGTTTGTGCTACTTGAGCTGAATGACCATCTCTATCAGCAGTAAACACTGCCCAAGTCTTGCGCCATCCTTTTGTTCCAATTTCGTTCCATGAAATAGGATTTCCAACAGTTGTATAATCAACACCTTTGTAGTAAATTCTTACAACATCTGATACTGTAACAATAGCATAGTCTCCTACTCTACCAACGCCAGTTGATGGAGCAGTACCGCTTAGTTTGTCAGTATCTGTAGCATTAATAATAATCGGTGCTTTGTTTGAAAAAGCCTGTCCGTCTAGTGTAACTGGATTTCCGTCCCATTCAAAAACACCCCAGTTAGTACTTTGTGTATCTAACCAATATTGACCATCAAATGGATCAGCTCCCGGAACAGTTGCTTGTGCTGTTAGTTCATTCAGATCAATATCTGCTCTAACAACGTATGCTGAGTTAGCAACTCCTAAGAAAGAGTATGCCGCTTGAAGTCCGTATTCGTTTTGTTCGTCAGCGTTTCTAGGACTTCCTGAAACTGTTTGTTTAAAAATTGGTGTACCAAAAAAGTCAACTAGTTCACGTTGACTAGAAACTCTGTATACTTTGCCCACATTTGCCGCCAATGTTCCTTGTGCGATTCCTGTAGCAGAAGCATTTTGTTTATCTTGGGCTGTAGCGACTACGATAAGTGGAGTGGTACCTCCGTCAGCGGGAGTGTAAAAACTCTCGTCTGTTACCGTAACCTGGACGCCTGGTGATTGTAGTGCCATTCGATTATCTCCTGATGGTTAATTTCTTGTATAGATATTTATCGGCAATAGACAAAAATGCGGGGTAAACAGCGCAGAAAAAGGGATAAAAAAGGGTAAGTAATAGTATGAGACCATTATGTAAGTGCGGTTTTAGACCGGCCGCTGTTAATTATAAAAAGAACGGACGCACATATTATAGGAAACTGTGCGAGAAGTGTGTTAAGCACGGTGAAGGGCATGGTATACCTAGATGGTATCAACTAGGCTATAGAATGGAAGATAAGTGTGACAAATGCGGGTTTAAATCTAAACACAAAGAAGTGTTTAATGTTTATCACATTGACGGCAATCTTAATAACTGTCGTCCTAGCAATTTAAAAACTATTTGTGCTAATTGTCAGAGGACTCTTCAGAAGGAAGGAAGTCGCTGGAAGCAGGGAGACTTAGTCCCCGATTTTTAAAGATTGTGTTCATTAGTATATCCACATTCTTTTGTAGTCTAGAAAGATCGCCGTTGTTGTCAATAGTGTAATCACACATCCACTGCTCGATAGTCATACTAGAAGCAGGTTCTAAATGACAATGATCTGATCTATCTACCCATATAGCATAGTCAAAAATTTCTTCGTTTTTCATTGCGAAAAATTCACGCTTGTTACGCAATCCACAATAGATATCATGCTTATCAAATAAGTTACGTCCTAAACGTGCTAGATCATCTTTACAATAGTCATGGATCATATTATACCATAGTGTACGGTGATTGTGCCTATCGGTATAACACTCTTCTTCATCAGCATAATTGTATTTTTCTTTAAGTTCATTAAAGATAAACAATTCTGAGCAAAACTTAGAACTTGATTGAAATGTATACCCATACTGTTCAAGCATTTCGCAAACAGTATCTTTGCCATGACGACCATGTCCAACGACTAATAATTTAGGTAACTGTTGATTTGTAAGCATTCATATAGTATACGATCAAACAGCTAGGCTGTCAACCATTAATACCAAGGTTTGGCTTTTTTAGTGCTTCTAGGATTGTTCAATCTATTTGCTAATACACTTGCTGTATTAATAGATTTTGTACGCTTTTGATGTCTTGATTGTGTAGGTCCTGTTCTAGCACGAGTACGCTTCATTTGCTGTGCTCTTGCTACATTAGGATGATCGAAACACTTAGACGGATGACTTACTTGTCTACTTTTTCTAGGACCTGAAGCACAACGAAACTTTTGTTTTACTGTGCCGCCTCTGGCATCTTTCTTTGCTACGCCCCATACCATTTTAGCGGCTTCCATGTAGTATGCTTCGTAATCTTCTGATGTAAACTCTGATGCTTTCATGTAACTATCCTATAATTAGACTGTAACCTGAATTATTACTACCTGCTACTGAAGTAGTCAATTCCATTGTAAGTCTTTCTAAATCTGCTTGTGCTTCTGCTTTTAGATTAGCACCATTGAGAGCTGTTCCGCCTTGTGGACCAGCAATACTAGCAAACTTTTCACGTGCTTGTGCTAACATCATTTTACAGTTAGCAAGTGTATAATCTTTAATCCATTGTCCTGAATACACATCTTTAATTATAGTCACATCAGGTTTTCTGTTATAAACGTGAAGTGCTACTTCTTCTTCTGATCTCGGTCTTTGATGGATGAATAATTTTTTAGTTTCAGTATGCCAAGTAAACTGAATAAAACTACCAAATGTTTTACCGACACGTTCTTGATAACCGGCAAATAATTCATATGTAGCAAGTCCGCCCATATTAGTTGAACTTAGTAAGTATGTATTTGTGTAAGCAAGGTTAAATGGTTCAAACACTGTACCACCTTGTCCACCACCTGATCTAGATCCAATACTTCTACGCATTACTTCACGCACCATCTGTATTTCATCTGGTAGTGTGTACTCGTTCTGATCTAGTTCTAATTTTAAAAACGCAAAACTTTCTTCAACAGCATTGTCTGAACGCTGTCTAAAAACACCTAAAGCACGTTCCAGTGCTGTTTCATAGTGCTCGGGGTCTAGTTCAACGTCAATCATGCCTTCACCTAGCATAGTGCGGCAATAATTGAATACTTTTTGTTTTTCTTGATCTAATTGGCTCATACAAGTATTTATCGTTACGATAAATATGTTTATGCCAAGATTAAGTCTATACCGCCCAGAGAAGGGCAACGATTATAAATTTATTGATAAAACTGCGTGGGAAATGTTCCAAGTAGGGGGTACAGACGTGTTTTTACACAAGTACATAGGTCCCGGTGAACAAGCAGACGGAGAATATAGCCCTACGGTTCCAAATTACGAATCAAGTACATCAACTCCTGAAACTAGAATACAAGATATGCTATTTTTAGAGAATAGAGATCGTAAATATGAACCAAACGTATATCCGTTGAGAGGTGTATATAACGTTAACAATATTGATTTTAATTTAAGTCAATTTGGATTGTTTTTACAAAACGATACACTGTTTATTACATTCCATATCAATGATACTGTAGAAAAACTTGGTAGAAAAATTATGGCAGGTGACGTAATTGAATTACCACATCTGAAAGATGAATTTGCCTTAAACGATTTAACGTTTGCGTTAAAAAGATTTTACGTTATTGAAGAAGTAAATCGTGCCGCAGAAGGATTTAGTGTTACTTGGTATCCTCATCTGTATAGAGCAAAATGTACTCCACTAGTAGATTCACAAGAATTTAAACAAATACTTGATAAAGTTGCCGACGACGAAAACTTTAAAGGCAAGTATAATCCAGAAATACAATACGAAATTGGAGATGTTGTAGAATACGAAGGAACAAATTACACTGTGATTGAACCAGTAAAAGGTATTGCTCCTCCAGATAGTACGTACTATAAATTTGCTGATAGACTTAGAGATATTATGAGTACGTATGAAAAAGAAATGCAGATTACTGAAGCAGTTCAAGATCAAGCAGAAGCAGATGCTCCTAGGTCTGGTTACGATACAACAAAATTATTTACAATTCCAATTGATCCTGAAACAGGACATGTAAAAACTGTTAACGCAAGTAATATTGATACAGATGCTAGTCAGACAGGAAACGCTCAAGACGCTAGTGTTGTATTAGCAACACCGGTAAAAGACGGTTATCAAAACTATCATGAAGATGCTATTCCGCCAAACGGAGCACCTTTCACAAGCGGCATTGTGTTCCCAGCATCGCCGGTCGAAGGACAGTTCTGTTTACGTACAGATTATCATCCAAAGAGAATGTTTAGATTTGACGGGAGACGTTGGGTGAAATATGAAGATAATGTTAGAATGACAATGAGTCAAAATGATACAGCAAGTGGCGATCCAAGATTGAATCAGAAAGGATCATTTATTAACAATCCTACTGTAAGTACAATTAACGGTAAGCAAGTTAAAGAAAAACAAAGCCTAAGCAAAGTGCTTAAACCTAAAGCGGATAATTAATAATGGATTTTTTCTACGACGGACAGCTAAGACGGTATGTAACTCAGTTTATGAGAATGTTCATAGGCTTTAAGTATAAAGATGGGGATGGCGATCTAAAAGCAATACCTGTATCATACGGTGATTTAACAAAACAAGTAGCACAAATTATCAGAGAAAATTCTGAGAATAAGTTACCTAGTGTTCCTAAAATTGCGTGTTACATTACTGGTTTAGAATTAGATAGATCTAGAACAGCAGATCCAACATTTGTTAGCAAACTTAGTGTACGTGAAAGAGATTATGATGAGTTTGATAACCAAGGAGACCCAATTTATAAAAATAATCAAGGTCCAGGATATACTGTAGAACGTTTAATGCCTACACCATTTAGACTTACAATGAGAGCTGATCTTTGGACATCAAATACTGATCAAAAATTACAAATACTAGAACAAATATTGGTTCTTTTTAATCCAAGTTTAGAAGTTCAAACAACAGACAATTATATTGATTGGACTAGTTTAAGTGTTGTAGAACTTAGCGGTTTGACATTTTCAAGTAGAAGTATTCCTCAAGGAACAGAAGTTGATATTGACATAGCAACTATGGACTTTGAAATGCCTATCTATATCAGTCCACCTGTTAAAGTTAAAAAACTTGGTGTTGTACAAAATATTGTAATGAATATGTTCAACGAGGACGGAGCAATGAAGTCATTAGGCGAACTTGCTTTCAACACTACTGGAATTGTTGAAAAGAGCGTATTTGCTACTCCTGGAGAATTTGGTGTATTAATACTAAGTTCTAAAACAGTTACACAAGTCGATACTGGTGATTACTATGTTAGTGTATTAGACAATAACGAAGCAGTACAAGAACTTGGACTTAAAACTCCTGTGAAACAAGGTGAAAGAATTGACTGGAATGAAGTGTTGCCAGTATATGGCGGTTACAAAGCCGGCATTAGTCAAATTAGATTTACTAAACCAAATGGAATGGAAATTGTTGGAACGTTTACTGTTAATCCATTAGATTCTAGTTACTTGGTAGTATCATTTGATTCTGACACATTACCTGCTAATTCAACAGATATACCTACAGTAACTGGTATTATTGATCCAACAACTTTTAATCCAAAAGATCACTTTAATGGTACTATACCGACTGGTACTACATATCTGATACTTGAAAATATTGGAGATGTTGATAACACTGACGGTCCTGATGCTTGGAAAAACAGTAATGGCACAGACTTTATAGCAAGTGCTAATGATATTATTAAATGGGATGGTACTAAATGGAGCATAGTATTTGATAGTAGCAACGAAACCGATGTAAGATATCTACAAAATCAAAATACAATGATCCAATACAAGTGGGATGGCGAGCAATGGCTTAAATCATTCGAAGGTGAATACACAGCCGGATATTGGGGATTTGATCTAATTCCTTAATAATTACTAGTATGCAAAAACGTGCTGGTATATTATTTCTTTCAACAAAAAGCAGTAGAATTTTCCTTATTTGGGATTCCAAATGGACTGTGCCTACTTTTATACGTGAAAACTCAGTTATTGAAGATGCTCAAGACTTATTAAACAGTTACAATCTACAAGACGCAAAGTTTGTTCCAATTGAACTTTACAAAAGTAAAGATAGTGGCTTTGAGTACAGCACGTATGTAGTATTAGTTGATAATGATTTTTCTAGCCTTAACGGAACATACTGTTGGGCAAACTTAGACGATTTACCTAAAAACGTTCATGTCGGTCTTAAGAATACTTTATCAAATAAAATTACACAGGTTAAGATTGAAACTATTTTAGCAACAGGTAAGAGTTATGATATCGATTAAAAAAAGTTCAGGTTATCGCAGAGATTGCGAAATATATGAAAAGTATATTAATTTCATTAGTGGTAAAGAACAAGAAGAGTTTAAAGAAATGTACGAAAAGTTTAAATTACTAGTTGAGGATTTTGATAAACAAGCACTAGCACTTGACAGTCATAAAATGACTTACAATACTCATACCCAAATGAAAGATAAATTAAACGCCCACAAGAAAAAGATGGACGATAAAGTTAAGACTGCGAAACATATTGTTCGAGCGATTGAAAGTCATCGACTACCATAACTTCAGATAAGTTCCTCATATCAGCTTTAGTAAATATTTGATATTGACCTTCTAGTTTTCTTGGAAACGCAATTTCTTCTATTGTTGCTTTATACTTGTTAGCAATGATTTCAGCAACGTCTCTAAAACTAATAGGATACCCTGTACCTAAATTATAAATGCCGTTAAATTTTTGTTTACTAGCATCTACTACTGTTTTAACAACATCGTCTACACAAACAAAATCTCTTTTGTAATTTTCACTGCCTTCAAAAATATAAATTTTCTTTTTTTCTTTTGCTTGTTTTGAAAATTTATAAACTGGACTCGCTTGATCCCCTTTAAACTGTTCTCCATTTCCATATACATTAAAATAACGCCATCCTTGTATCTTTGCGTCTGGCTTTACTTTTAATATTTCTTGTACTTTTATATCAATCTTTGCTTTGCTTTCAGCATATAAAGATTTAGGATTAAGTTCAGCATCTTCCCTGAAATATAAATCTGTACCATACACTCCTGCTGAACTAGCATAAGAAAATAACACATCATGCTCTAAACAATTATGTAATAATTTAATACTAGGCTTTATATTATAGTGTTCTATTTTTGTAGCATTTGTTTCGGTTGTGCTACTAATAGCACCTTGATGAAATACAATTTTAACTTTTTTCCAGTCGTTAAAATTTTTATAGAAATCTCTCATATCAACTAGTTCTTTATATTCACAGCCGACAATATTTTCGGCATTCTTTAGTTCGTCAACTAGTAATAAATTTTTCTTTCCTTGTCGATTAAGTTCTTTTACAATATTAGAACCTATAAATCCAAGGGCTCCTGTCACTATTATCATTTAAAAAAATCTTCCGAGTTTACTGCTTTGTCGTCAATCCATATATCGTAGTGCGGCTTTCCGGCTCTACAAGATGTGTATTTAACTCCAATCTCTATCAAATATTTTTGAGTATATTCTTCCCAATTGAGCCCTGTATTTGTTCCGCGAGCTGTGTAGTAATGTATTTCGTGCCCTTGATCAAAAAGAGCATTCATTTTATCTATCCGATCACGAATAGGCATACTATTTTCATAGTCACCATTTCTAGTCTTAAGTATAGTTCCGTCAATGTCTACGTAATAGATCATTCATTGCCTTTTTGACTATCACCAGGAATAATTCTAAAATTATCTTCAACACTATCTGCTGTACTTACCTCAGTAATGCTACTCATTGGTTCTAGAGCCTCTAGTTGGTGAGGTTGTAAAGGAGGATTGTGCCAAGTATCTCCTTCTTTTAATTCTTTTTCAAACAGCTTTGCTACACTAGTATCAATCCAACGAACTTTAAAACGACCATTGTTAACAAACCATGTTTCGTCTTTTTCTTTGTGGAAGTGCATGCTAAATTTTGATCCTACTTTCTCAAACACCATAATCTTACCACAGTATTTGTCATTGGTTGCCCAGATTACTTCGTATCCCCAACCTTTATCTACTTTTCCCGATAGCCTTGTCATTTAGTTTCCTCTAATATTTTAGATGTACTATAATCTTTTACTCTTGGAAATATCAATACTTCTGCTAAATCATTTCCAACTGTTGTTTCTACAGTATAGTCTCCACCTTTTACTATAATATCTGGTTTTATTGTTTTTATTAAGTTATACGGTGTATCATCTTCAAAGATAATAACTTCGTCTACTATTGCTAAACTTTCTAGCATTGCTTTTCTATCTTCTTGGTTAAATTTAGGACGACCATCACCTTTTAGTTTTTTAACACTATCGTCGCTATTAATAGCAACTACTAATTTATCGCCTTTTGACTTAGCAAACTTTAGTAATTTTAAATGTCCTAGATGTAAGATATCAAAGCATCCGTTTGTAAATACAACTTTTTCTTTTACATCGGCTTCTTTAACACTATAAGTTCCTTGATGGCTTACTGCTACACCTGCTACTTTAGAAGCAATTTCAAGTGATTCGTCTAACTCTTTATCATTTACTAAACCGTAAACCAGACCTGCTAGTGTACTATCGCCAGCACCGGTTATATCATAGACTTCAGTTTTAAAACTTTCTTGTCTTTTAATATATCCATCTTGACCTACTAATATCATACCGTCAGCACCTAATGTAACAAGCATATAAGTAAAATCATATTTTTTACATGCTAGTATGGCTTTACGAATTAAATCATCATAATCACTAAAGTCATTAACTAATTCTTTAAATTCTTTTTTGTTAGGTTTTACTAGCCAAGCGTGTTTGTAATTATAAAGATCTTGTTTAGGATCTACCAAAACTTTTATATCACGTTCTTTTAATTTTTTAAATGAGTCAGAACAATTACCAATAGTACCTTTATTGTAATCACTTATAACTAGATACTGTGTATTTTCTCCGCAATAACTCTCTACATTAATTGGATTTTGAAATTTTTCTTCTTTATCTATTCTAGCAATTTGTTGGTTATTACAAATTAATCTTCTTTTTGTAATAGTTGGAGCATTGTGATCCTTGACGTAACTTACATATATAGGTGCTAAAAATTCAGAAATTTTTGTTGCTTCGTCATCAAGTCCAACAATGCCTATAGCATTTACACTACATCCTAATGAATGTAAATTTTGAGCAACGTTTGCCGCTCCGCCGGCGGCATAGTCTGTTTTGTCAAGTTTAATAATTGGTACTGGAGCTTCTGGAGAGATTCTGTCCGAAGAACCATACTCAAAAATATCCAAAATAAAATCGCCGATAACTGTAATCATACAAATAGTTATCTACGCAGTTAATGATTCCTGTTAAATTAGGCTTGCGCTTCGCCCCATTTTAGAATAATGTTAGCAGTTGTGTCTGTTCCAGATGTTTTATAAATGTTAATCGCTAGTACATCTGGTCCATTCGGGAATGTACCTCTACCACCTAGTGTAGTATTGGTTAATTCTTTCAACTGTGCTAGATCTAATTGTGATCGTTCTCCAGGAACAGCAATAAACGAGAACACTGTTTCGCCTGGCTGAGCATACGCAGGTTCAAAGAATGAAACTGTAACAGTACCTGATCCAGCAACCATTGTACCCGAGTATGAATTATTAAATACGACCCTATAATACTCAGTTGTACCAAATGTTTCTGGACTAATACTGTTAATTGATGTGTTAGCAGGAAATGATCCAGCACTTGTACCAGTTATAGGAGTACCTAGTGTTGCCGCACTAGTATCAAAACTTGCTTTTTGCGCATAGAAAAAGTTTCTACTGTTAAGATCACCGCCTCTAGCAAACGTTACTGTAGCATTGGTGCTAACAGTACCACTAAAATTTCTATCCAAATCTATACGTACTTCTTGGTTACCATTGTAACTGTATGGTCCTACAATTTGTGTAACTGTTGTTCCTGGCTGAATGGTAGCACTACCAGCACTTACAACTTGATCACCCACTTCAAGGCCAATTCCTAGTGTGCCGCCGTTAGTACCACTGTTATATCTCATGTAGATGTACCTGGTATTTCTAGTTCTATCATTAGTTTGAGCACTAGCATTTATTACACCTTGAGCTGTAATAGTAGCGGTTGTTGTGGTCTGTGATGTTGTCCATGTAATACCACCACCTGCTGCAACCTGTGCGAAACTTGGTTGTCCCCCTTGTGCTAGTGAACTTAGTCCTGACCAACCAACACTGCCTGGATTAGTAGGATAGTTCTGTGGATTAAGGATACCTTCAACAATAATACCACCAGTAATTGTATTGTTACTTCCGTCAACACCGTCTGAAGTAACTTCAATACCTTGTAGCAATAACTGAGCTCTGTTAAGTAGTTCCCTTTCTCCTAGGTCTCCAGGAACAGCATTAGATACACTAGGTGCTAGTCTAAGCAAGAATGCTGATTGTCTTGTTGTACTAACGTTTAGTCCTGTTTCTGTGTAAGAGAAAATGTAACCTCTATCTTCATCAAAGTTACCATCTGTAATAAACGCAGAACCCCAGTGACTAATAAGTGGTGTTGTTGTATTTGTTAATAGTATTACCCCTGTTCTATCTTCGTGTGTTGCTGTAGATCCTGCTGAATAAACTCTATCTGCTCCTTGAGCAAATAAACCATAAGTTGAAGCTCTTGTAATACCTGTTAGTCGTTGCTGTGCTTGATCTACTGAACTATATCTCATAATTTCATTATCAACATACACAGTACCTTGAGTAGGAAATCCTTCAATACTATCAAGTTCTAAATATTGCTGAGAATTATCAACATCTGCTACAAGTCTTGCTACTGCGCCTTCATTTGTAACTTCATAGCGAACTGGTAAGTTTCCTGAACGCATGTATGCTTCTGTGTTAATGTTTGAGTTTCTAATTCTGTGACAGAATATAAAGTTACCATCAGCGCCACGTACCATGTAATCAATGAAACCAGCACCGTACCATGAATATTGTATACCGATCATCTGCATCTTTGTTATATCAATATCGTATCCGCTTGGTCCAGTACCGTCCATTCTGTCTAAGTTAAAGTCTTTTTGTCTAACTTTTTTATCTTGAACTAAACTTATTTTTGTACCTGAAATTGGATTAACACCTCTAAAATCAGGAGCAATATATAAAGTTGTTTGGTTATCAATTTTTGATATAACATGAGTCATACCTTTTATAACAACTCTATCTCCTGCTTTTAACTGATCTCTAAATCGTGTATTTGTTCCATAAACAATGTTGCTGTCAGGATTAACAGCAATAGTACCTGCTACTTGTTTTGTTGCTGTACGCTGAACAACTGCTAATTGTTGTCCGTCATATTCCCAGAAGATACCATTTTGATCATCAAAGATACCAGCCCTTACAATAGCGCCAGTCCATCTTAGTGTTGAAACTTGACACTCTGGAGTTAGTATTCCTCTTTTAGAACCTAATCTTCTAGTAGAAATATATGTAAATGTTCTTTCATTAATAACATCATCTACATAATATTCGCCATTATATCCAGCAGTCTCGCACCCAATAATCCTAATTTCACATCCTGGTTGTAATCCATGATCGTTGTCGCCCAGTTCAACAGTTACAGTCGAACCAACTTCAATATTAGATGCGTCTATAGTTAAAATATCATATGATGGAGCAAACAACGCACCTGTGGTATACATAATACCTTTACCTGATTGGTACCTAATATATTTTTTACTTTGACGTATTGCTTGTGCGCCATATTGAGGACCACCTGTTCCTAATTGTACACCTCCATCAAATGGTCTATGTACAAAGAATGAATCCGGTCTAGTATAAACATCAGCATCAATTAAAGCTTCTGAAGTATCAATTGTTCCTGGTGCTCGAGCATTAAATCTTAAAGTTGAAAGAGATGGTACTTGTGTAGCACTAAAACTACCAGATGTTAAATTATGATTGTTAGCTCCATCATCAGATCTAACTACTGTAATAAAGTTTCCTCCAGGCACAATACCATGAGGATATGTAAAACTTGCTTCAAGAGTAGCCAATGCTTCGTATGTTAATGTTGTTCCTGCTGGTAAATCAAATATTGTGTTTTCACTTATTAAGATAGTACTGTATAAATCAAAACTTGTACCGGCTACTGGAGTACCACTTGATGCAACTGTTACGATTTCTCCGGCACCGCCGATCGTATTAACAGTAATTGTTAAATCATTGGCCGGTGTTGTTCCATCAAAAGAATTACCAGGAACTAAAATTCTGTTTCCAGGTTGATAAAGTGTTCCTTCGCTTCCGCCTTCGATTCCTACTGAGTATACTCCGCCTGATCTGACAACTTGGAATGAAGCACCTGAACCTTGTGATTGAACATTTGATCCAGGAACATTATAATATATTTGTGTACCATTAGCAGTACCAGAAGATGAAAATTGATTAATTCTACCTGTCCCACCGGCTGTGCCAGCAAAGCTATAAGCACTAATAAATCCTGTTCCACCAGCTGTACCTGTTAAGTTAATAACTGATTGTACTTGTCCTGTTCCACCAGCTGTACCAGAGACTGTAACAGTTCCTAATACACCCGAACCATCATGTGTATCAACTGTCATAACTAAATCGTTAGCTGGTGTAAGTCCGCCTAGTTGGGTTCCTAAAATACGTATTTCGTCTCCACCGTTGTAGCCTGTACCGCCATTATCAATTACTACTGTATAAGATCCTGTGCCTGTTTCAACTGTTTTAGTAACAGTAAATACAGCATTTGAACCTATACCTGTAGTAGAACTCTGTGAAAGTCCAGGGTATGTTTTTCCAATTTGAGAAACTTCAAATGTAGCATCGTTTGTTACTGTTGTAGCATCGAGATTAGTTCCATCAACTGTAAGTGTTTCTCCGACAGCATATCCGTCTCCGGAATCAACTATAACAAGAGAACTATAAGATGTTCCTAATTTTACTAATCCAAATGTTGCTAGTGTACCTGCTACTGATCCTGTTACTGGCAAGTCACTATATACTTTTGCTATTTCTGTAATTGTAATAGTTAAATCGTTAGCAGGACTTGATCCGCCTAACAAAGTTCCGCTAATCGTAATGGTATCATTTAAAGCATAACCGTCACCAATAGTACTGTCTGCCGCTAGTGCCTGAGTAACTGATGTGTATGTAGTTCCTTCTTTGTCGATGTTCCAAAGAGCTCCAGTACCTGTACCTGATGTACTTGTTTGTGTTACATCACCATATGTATCTGCTATCTCTGTTACAGTTATAGTAACGTCATTAGCAGGAGATGTGCTGTTATTAAAAATGTTTCCAGGAACAGTAACAATTTCACCTGAAATAAAGTTAATACCAGGATTGTTTAGTGTTATGTTATAAGTTGAAGAACCTCTTTCAATATCAAAAGTTGCTCCACTACCGCTTCCTGTTGTAGTGTAGACTGTGTCATTGATACCAATAATTGTTTGTGAAGGAATTGCTTGAGCAGTTCCTCTCCATAGAACCGTAGTTACGTTACTTGTACTTCCGTCGTCAGCACCAGAAACAGTAACATATAAATCGTTTAATGGAGTTGTTCCTCCAATATCAGAACCTAAAATTCTAATAGTGTCGCCGATTACATATCCAAATCCGCCACTATCAACTTCTACTTGTTCGTAACTTGTAATAGATCCTCTAGTAACATTAAATGTTGCTTCTGAACCCGAACCTACTACGTTTGAACCTGACACACCCGTGTATGTTTGAACATCACCTGTTAGTGTTCCTGTTAGAGGATCACTTAAATCAATTGTATTACCTACAATATTTTCAACAAGTATTAAGTTTCCAGAGCCATCGTCTAAACCTAAGTTAGGTACAATTCCAGAGGGATTGCTTACATTCAAACTTGTTGTGCCTGGCGGATATGTTCCTACCAATCCTGGAGAAACAACTATGCCACCACCGCCAACAACACCAGTAACTTGAGCACCATTGGGTATACCCGATCCAGTAATAGGAGCACCTACTTCAGGTGCTATTCCTGTAAATGCTATCCTACTAGTACTAATAGGTGTAATAAAATTAGTTGTAATATTGCCAGCGGTACCTTGCGAAACCACTGCTATTGATGGGTTTCCAATTGATGCGCCTGTATAAAAACCACCTTCTCTAATTTGTGTAAAAGTAGTTTGGAGTTGTTGTCCGTTTGCTGTTCCGACTTTGCCTTTGGCAAAGTATGTAAAAGAGTTAGATGTAACTGTAATAATTACAAAAGAACCTTCAGCTCTAGAAGCACCTATAATTGACTGTTCTAAAGCCAAAACAGTAATAGGCTGTCCTGCCTCAAGTCCGTGTGGCCCAACAGTTGTTACAGTAATAATACTAGAACCTACATCGTCAGTAGTAATAGAAGCATCTGTATGAATTTCAAATACATTTAATTCAGTACCTGGAATTTCGTATATACTTGGATAGCCTCTTTGTGTAGCAATAGCACTCCATTTAGTAGGCTGTAAGCCATATTCAAAGTCAGCGTCAAGCATTGATAATGGGGGTGCAATACGCTGTCTTTCAATAGCATCTGTACCAAAATCGTGCGGTCTAGTTGTGGTAATACTTTTTCCGTTTTCGGTCTGCTCAATGAAAACTTGTATATCATCTGTTGCTGAGTCGTTACTGGTATCAGTAGTTAGATGAACCATAGTAACAGCATCTGTTCTTTGATCAAATTTTGCGAAATTAGGATCAGTATCATTAAAGATACTTTGATATCTTTCTTGAGTTACTACACCGCCTAGTGTATTAGCACTAAAATTATAAATTACTTGATTGCTAGTTGTATTTGTAATAAGCAAAATATCATCAGCTTGATAATTTCCTTGGAAGGTAATTTTAGTGTATCCTGCTTCTACAATATCTGGTAGTGAAGAAAGACCGTTGCGAATAACATTAATTAATACTTGAGTATCTGCTTCAATTATCTCAGCAGTACCACTTACAAACGCAGTATCTTCAATTATTTGATCAACAGTAGTATTAAGTTTACCAACATATTCTGTATTGGTAATAATATAATCTTGAATCACATCACTTAGATATCGATGTGTTAGTGTTTCAGGTTGTCTGTCACCATCAATTTGTGCTGTATCTTTTTCCCAGTAATGTTTAACAACGTATCTAATCTTTTCATTGCCGCCATATCTTAAATCATAAAGATAAGCGTCTAGTACGTATCCAACATCTCTTTCACATTTTGATTGATTGTAGGTGTAATTCGCAAAAGGATATGTAGATAAGGTTTCTGTTGGTAAATCAGTTAAACCGTTATCTATTACATTATAAATTATTGAAAATAATTCAGTAACTCTAGATGCTATACCATTTTCTGCCGGAGCATTAAAAACATATTGTGTTTCATAAGTGGAATCTGATGGATTTTGATATGAACTA